ATGTGATAACATTAAATGGGTTTACATTTTCTACTCTTGTTGCTTGTGGTTGATTAATCCAATCAATCTCAGTATAGTCAAGAGTTATTAAATCGCCTGTTTTTTTGCAGTTTGTATCAAGTAATTGTAAATTAGAGTTTAAATCAGCAGATGCAAGATCAATATTTGGATTTAGTGCAAGTTCTGCTCTCATAGACCAGAAATCAACTGCACTTATCAATTCTCTAGTTTCTACATTAACATCACATCTAGAACCTCCATCATTACTGAAATCAATGAAACTTCTATTTTTAAAATTGTTAACTACAAAACCTGTTTTGAATCTGTTGAGACCATCAGCATCTTTAACTTCTAGAGTTTTTGTATCTAATTCTAGTGCACTTAATGATGTGAATTCTTCTAAATTTGCAATTCTTTTTTCTAAAGCACCAATATCTCTCATCGTAAAACGACGATTATCAAACATTCTTATTTGAGGTTCTTGAACAACATCATACAAATATGGAGGCAAAGTAATCTGAGCAATTTCCATTGCATTACCAACTTCAGTTGGGGGAACAGGAGATTCTGCTGATTCTCCTTTAATTAATTTTACCTGTTCATATTCATCAATAACAAGTCTATCAATACGTGGAAGATAGAAACTATATCCAAGAATAGAACTTTCATTTGGTGTAATTACAAATGGATTAGTTTCTTCAAATTCACGATTAGCAAAAGAGAATGGTGAACCGCTTGTTGCTGGATTAAATTCTTTTACTCTTGGTCTTGAATCTAAAATATCAGTTGCTCTATCTCCTGTTACGTATGCTATATCTTTTGAATATCTATCAGAGGTGAATGAATTTACTGTAAATAAATCACCTTTATTTCCTGATGGTACTTCATACTGGTCAAATATAACCAATAATCGTTTTGCAGGAATAGCAGAAGTTTCTTTTCGTACAATTCTTGAATAATCAGATATTTGTTTAGTATGTCCTTTATCTAATAGGTAGTTATCAGTTCTATCGACATAGTTTCCGTTCACCACTTCAAAAACAGTTGAAATTATAGATGATTCATTAAATTTAATACTTTCACCAACAGTGAATCTATTTGCATTTAAGTAAACAAAACTTACATCAGTTGCGGTTCTTTCTACAATTTGACCTACTGCTCTACTTTCTTGACCAATTATTTTTTCTCCAACAACTGACACAGTATCTAAATCCAGTCCAGATACAAATTTTAATTTATCATAAACTGGTTTAGATGTACTTTTTGATTCATAAATTCCAATTATTTTATTTACATCTGGCACATTTAGTGAAATCTCTTCATCTTCAATTCTCAATCCATATGAATCACTCTTTGTTAAACTAGAATCTGCTGATGCACCCGTCGTTCTTGTAATTTCTAATTGCTTACTTCTAATATAATTCTTTGATTTGCTTGTAACACCAACTTTTTTAAGTGTTACATTTACTGTGCAAGGAAGGTTGAATTCCAATCCTGTAAATATAATATCATTACCATTATTTGTGATACTCACCTTGTCTGCTGATAGAGGTTCGATTAATCCATTATTATATGTTATTGTATATTTTTCAGCATCAAATGGTTCAAAAAATGCACTTGTAATACCTGCACTTGCATCTAAAGCATCCTGACTTGTTAATGATAGTGTATTACCACTTGAAGTTTTACCTGTAATTTGAGTAGTGATTATTAAATTAGAATTAGAAGAATTTAAATTTGAAATATTTCTTCTAGGTAATCTAGTATATAATCCAGCATCATCAATATTTGATATTAAAGGAACTCTAACTCTAAAAGCACCTGAAGTTGTGCCACTAGTTATAGTATCTCCCTCATTAACATCAGTAACATCAGGGACTTCGACTAATGTAAGTGTTTTTCCACTGTTAGTTATATCTGTTACACGATTATAAACAGGATCCGTAAAATCATTTGAATTATAAGATATAACTGAATCTGTAGTAAGTCCTACTTTACCTGCAAAATTACGACCTGCTACAGTGGCAGTATTAGTGGCACCACCTGTTGCAGTGACTGATAATTGATCTGATGGTGAAAAACCTGGCAATACACGATCATAAAGAACTGAATCTGCTATAAAATCAGATACTAGACCACTACCACTTATCGTACTAATATCTTGGAAAACAGATTTAATATCAAATACATTATATGCATTTATCTTAACAACTGAAGATTTTGTATCTGTAGTTTTTTCATTGTAAATTAATTGCTCTCCAACAATGAATGTACCAGTAGTCTCAGATACATTAATTTCATCTGATGCACTTGTTCCAGAAATTTCTGCCAGATAACCTATGGCACCGCTAGATAATCCTCTAACTCTAGTGCCTTTAGGTTGTGAACCTACTAAATTTGTTATTTTAAGAGTAGTATATGTTTGAATATCATATAAATGTAAATCAAATTCAGATGAAGCATTTTCATATGCTGAATCTGAAACTCCAAAAGAATATACTCTTGCCTCTCCTATTTTTAATCCAGTAGGTAAAGATGTTGAACCACTTCTCCTTTGATTATAAAGTCCAATTATGTTTGTATTATTTCCACCCAAATTAATATATGGTGTTCCCTGAACATTATTTACTCGAAGTAAACTACCCATACTAAATGGTACAGATGCAGAGGGCACCTCTTTAACATCTCTTGGTTTATCAACATCTATAACAGTTGTGCCATTTAAATATACATCATATCCCTTCACATATGCTTTACCTGGTGATAATTTGACACACATAGTGTCCTCAGAGGGTTTATTACCATCATCAGTTAACTGATCTTCATTATATAATCCATTTGATTCAATTTCATCATTTAATGAATTTTGTAAATTAACACGAAATGGTTCAACTGCATAGTTTCCAGACTCATCAAAAGTTCTTTTAGCAAAATATTTTTTAATCTGCGAGTATACTGAATCATCTTGTAACTTCTTAGTTACACCTTGATCAACCTTGAATAATTCAACGAAGGAAGTATCATTAAAATCATTTATAGATTTTTTAGCTAATTTGAGTGTTATTTTAAATCTATCAGCACCTGGTGCAGCAAAATTTGTAAATCCCTTTGCATTATCAAATAGAGATGAATCATCATTAGCATTTACGACTTCTTCAATTATATCAAATCCAACTCTATATGATGGATTATTGTTATATGGGTCTAATATTATCAAAGATGTTGACACATCAACAAAAGTTCCACGAATAAAGTATACACCCTCATTCACTCCAAAAGCAGAACCAGTTGTGGAAGCATTTTCTAGAGATAGAGTTAATATGGTTTCACCAGCGTTTAAAGTAGTATTTCCATAGGTTACACTCTCCTCTAAAATTAAAACCTCACCGTCTGGGAAAAGTGTGCTTAAAGTATCAGTTCCAGACTCATTATATTTTACAAAAATAGTTGGTTCAGTAACACCTTCGTTTGGTGGTAGAACATAATTTTTTATAGTTGCAACAATACCAGAATTTTGACCTCTTACTCTTACACCTTTACCATTATTTTTTGCAATTAAACTATCTAAGTATATTGAAACATCTAAACCGAGATGATTTGGATTAATTTTACAAGAAAAATAAGATGTATCATACTCAATGCCACCTGGTATGACCATCGAACCTTCTTTGAAAACATGTTTTCCAAATGATTCAACCTGATTTTGTAATATTGATTGTAAACCAGTTAATTCTCTTGCCTGTACTGGACTTCCAGGTTTGAAAAGAACTTTATAAAAATTTTTCGCCTTATCAAAGTCGTCATAATAAGGACTTATATTTAAATTTGTCTTTTGTGGCATTTTAGAACTCTAGTATGATTTTAATGTCCTCTTTTTGTCGAGTGCTCCTCACAATTTCTGGTCTATTATCTAGATAAATTATTTGTCCCGACCCTTTATTTATCTCAGAATCAGATAACCCTGCCTGAAATCTTGTTCCAAGATTTATTAATTTATTTCCAGTTGGATTAGTAGTTATTCCTGAAAATGAATTCATAATACCACCTGAGAATCCAGAAGTAGTTCCTTTTATATCGTTATCCTGACTTGCACTTTCAAATTGATATATAACACCTGATGTGGTAATTCCAACATAATCTGTTTGGTCATATGTTGTATTATTGAAATAAAGTGATCTATCTCTAAAGTATTTTAAAACTTTAGTATCCTTGTCATAAGATGCAACAAATCCTTTAGCAATTTTTCCTGCATTTGGACTCACGGTTAATAATTGTGTTATTTTTTCACCAACTTGTGGAGTTCCTGTCACACTTTCAAACTTTACTGCCTGTAGTGATGAGAATGTATCATCGCTATAAACTGTATCAGTTCCAGATTTAGTTGGATTTTTGACAATACCAACTTGTGCAAATGTAGTATCACTAGGAAAATCTTTGGTAGAATCGTCAAAACGAGAATAAATTATAACCTTATCAGTCCCTAACTCAGTGTAAATATCATCCCCATGACCTCTTGCAGGAGGTATTATAGGTATTAACTTTGCTTTTCCATTTGATGGAACATTTGAATCCAAACCCGCTAAATCAACAATACCATAAGTATAACCTTTTCCACCAGAACTTACAGTTACATTCGTGATAGTTCCACCAACAACATCTACTCTCGCTTTTGCACCTGTTCCATCACCAACTATATTTACCTCTTGAGATAAATCATTTGCATAGTTTGTACCACCATTTTCAATGTAAACGTGTTTTATTTGATTTAAATTTACATTAGAGTTTCCATTTTCTCTTACTGTTCTAATTTGAGAATCAGTAGATGATGACCAATCATTTGGTACAGTAATAAACTCTGTTGAATCAAATTTAATAATATCACTAGGAGATACTGTAAATAAGTATTTCCATTTATACCCATCACCACTATTACCTGCTTTTGATGGTTCAAGATCGGTAAATGTTGGTTCATCTTGTGATACATTACCTAATGGATTAATACCTGAAGAACCATTGTCAATACAAATATAAACTTTGAAATCGGAGTTCATTACATAATAATTTGCATCATATAATCTATTAGATTTTGTTAAAGGACTTTGATTCTTAGGACTATAATCATCCCTATAAATCTCATATCTATTACCAGATACCCAATCTACTCTTCTAATAAGTCTTCTAATATTAGCAGATGATACTTTTTTACCGAACATCATTGTATCACTACTATGCCTTTGATAGGCAAAACTATCCGTTGGTGCGGGGGTGGCTGTATTCCAATCACTTGATCTACCAAATCCCACTAAAGTTTCTGCACCAGTAGGATTCGCTAATCCCAAAAACACATAATATGAATTATTTGTATCTTCTACTGACGCTACAAAATTATTTGCATTTAAAATTCTAAATTGATCAGTAACAATTGCTGACATCGTATCTATACTTTTCTTTCTATTTATAGTGGTTTCTGCATCAAGCTATAATAGCTCTTATTGAACCACTATTTCTATGACCTCTTTCTCCAAGATTATCATAACTCTTTCTTTGTATCGTTGGGAAAGTTGTAAGTCCAGAATTTACAGTCAAACCAGTAACACCAATGGAAATTGGGTTATTTGAACGTGCAACATCATTACCATACAGTCTACCCCAACTTAATTTGCCTATAGGAACTGCAGTACCAGTAACGCCTTCGTATAGTCCTTGAGTGCTGATACCACTGATAGAACCAGCACTATTAGTATGTACGTGACATATTATAGTTCCTTTTGAACCATTAGTTGTTATAGAATGAACAACATAAACATTATCGAGGAAAGTTGTTCCAATGCCAACGACTGATGAATTACCAGGTTCTACTGATGTAAGTCCATTTCCTACTTTTGTATCAGTAATTAGAATTGGATACCCTACTTGTAATGTATTTGCTGTAGCATTTATTAATTGACCATCACTATTTTTAACAACTGCATGATAATCAAATCTAAGTGCTGGACCTCCACCACTTCTAGTAGTTTGAGTAATACCAGTTATAATTCCAGTATAACCTTGGAAATTAGATAATCCAGTAACTTTTTCTGTTTTAAATTTAGGTAATGGAATTATCGCTGTAGGTGGATCGATAAATCCAGATCCTGCATCAGTTACATTTGTACTTACAAGTGAACCTCCACTAAAGGTTGCTGTTGCAGTTGCTGTGCTTATACCAAGACTATCAGCAGTTGTAAGACCAGCACCTAATGGTTCAGTTATGTTTAAATCAAATGTACCATCTTCATATCCAGATCCAGCATTTGTGATTGTAAATCCAGTCAAAGATCCAGAGGTTATATTAGCAGTTACAGTTGCACCCTCATTTACCTCACCTGAAGTAATTAAAGCATCAACAGAGTCAACTGTAATTCCAGAATACTTATTCTCATAGAATAATGAAACAGCATCATCAACGAATATTCCGTCATTTGTATCAGTTCCTTTTCCAGATATAACAGATAAATCACCAATTATTTTTGATGTAGGATAAATTTGAGGTTCTAATATAGATCTAGATTTATTAATTACTTCACCATTAATTATAAAATCAGTTTTTTGCTTAGTCCATCTTACTGGTTTTTCATTTATTTCATCAATGCCAAGTCCTGTATAAATGTCAGTATCAAGTATGTCTGTGTTAAGAATTTCTTTTACTATTCTTTCACTTTGTTGTGATGTAGTTATTCCAAGTAAGTTTTGATTTGCAAAAACTCTTAAATCATCACCTACTTTTATTGTCTCAGAGACATTTTCAAGTTGAACATCTATTCCGTCAATTCCTTTATAGAAGTAAATATCTACTTTATCATTATCATTAAGACCAGGACCTGATTCACCGCTAGGTGGTTCTGTGAACGTAAATGTTGTTCCACCTTGGAATTGATATGCTTCGCCAGGTTTCTGTAATACACCATTTATAAAAATAAGTAATACAGCATCTAAGTCTATTAAAGCAGAACGAGGATCGGTTAATACTTTTTCAAAACTTAATAGTTCGCCATTAAAGAATAATGGGAATCTTGTTCTTATACCATCTTGTAGTATTTTAATACTATCAATCGCATCAATTTCACCAAACTGCCAAGCAGAGAACTTGTCATTGAATATTTCCAATACCTCTAATTCAAATTCTTGTATTGGTGCTGATAAATGAGCAGCAGTTACTAAACCTACAGGTTTAAATTTATCTCCTTTTTTGAATGAGTGTCCTGCTCTTGCAATTTCAAAATCTTTTATTGTGAATAATGTTGATCCAATTCCAACACTCGTTGATGCAGCACTAACTCCAACATTTAATAATAGATTTAATCCAGTATCTGTAGTTGAACCAACTCCTAGTCTTGATATACCCTCAACTTCAAGATTCTCATAGACTGGTTCAGGTATATTGATTTGTGGATTAACATATCCAGTACCAGGATTAGTTATTGTAAATGAAAGTGTGCCTCCTACACCCACTATCGCCTCTACAGTGGCACCAGTTCCACCTCCACCACCAGAACCAACATTAATGGTGATTGTATTTGTTGTGGTCTCTGTTATTGCAGTTTGTATACCAGCGATAGGATCAGAGTTGGGGAAACTTGTTTTAGATACTGCACGAGGATATGGATGATCTGAGAAGAAATTGTCTTTTGAACACTTGAATACTAAACCACCAGTATCAATACCAACTGTATCACTTGTTGTTAAAGTATGATTTGGTATTGTAAGAATTAGTTGTCCTGAATGTGATTCATAAAGTGCATCAGTTGCAGTAAATGCATCTCCAGCAAAAGTTCCTTTTTTAATTGACCCAATACCAGCACTTACGAATTTATGTTCATATGCAATGTCAGTGACTCCAATCGCAACACTACCACCACGATAACCAGAACCAAATGTTAAATCTTCATAGAATTCATATACATGACCACCGCCTTGATAAGTATGTGGTATGGTGCTGGCACCTGCTATCACCTCAAAACTTCTCTCAGATACAATACCAACAACAAATAATGGTCTTTCGTGGTCTTGGAAAATAGTTGTTGTAACTCCAACATATCCACCACCACCAATTGTTTGAACTGCTGTAGCAGTTGCTGAAACAAAGGTATGAGGGTAAACATCACCTGGATTAGATGCACCAACATTTACTCTAAATGTATTTGTAGTGACGTTACTTACTGTTAAATATTGATTTGCAGCAGGGTCAGTTGCTCTTGGATAGTATTTGGTTGATACATTACCGTCTAATGTACATGTGAACCCGATTGAATCTGTTTCAAGAACTACAGCATCACCATTTACTAACCCATGATTTGCAATTGTTATTGTAGAGATACCAGTTACACCGTCGTAAGTAGCATTTGTAGGTTGTCCAACTACAGTCTTAGGACATTTAAATTCTAATCCCTTTAATTTAACCGAAGTAGGTCTATCTAATCCAAATCCATGAACATCATTTGTAGTTACAGTTATTATTCCAGTATTATTATCATATTCAGCAGTTTGAATACCTATATTAAATCCTGATGATGTCCCAATACCTACAATACCTGTTAATTCCCCATCACTATTTTTCTCTGCCCTTACTTTAGCACCGTGCAATGGAGCATATCCTAAACCCTCTGTAGAACCAAGAGAAACAATAAGACCACCTCTAGGTATTTGGTTTTGATTTATATCTGAATCTGAGACTATAAACTGACCATTCTCTGAAGTTATACCTGTAAATCTAATAGTTGAAATTCCAGCAATTGTATCAATACCAACATTATAATTATTTGGATTGCCTGTATTATTTGTTGTATCTGGTGTTTGGAATACTCCATTAATGAATACAACTCCATTACCTATTCCAAGACCTGCAGATGTATGTGCTCCACCAACTTTTAAGTCATATGCAGTGGTAAGACCAGTAAAAGTATCTGAGATATCATCAAATAACATATTTGTGGTATAATCTTGTCTCAAGAAAGTTCTACCACTGAAGTTTGCCTTTACGAAAGGTATTTCAGTCTCTGTTCTTCTTGTACGAGTATTACCTTTGGGTGGTTCAATAAAATGAATTGAACTGTCAACAATATTGAATGAACCTCTATGAACTCTAATAGTATCACCATTACTGTGTGAAGTAGCAGCAATTCCTAAAACACCTCTCTCAACTCTAACTGTTGGTATGTTTGAAATTCCTAGTGATATATTTAATTGATCATCTATCTTTCCACTTCCATCTGATGTACTTGAGAAACCAACCTCAATAATTTTCATATATTCATTATTTACTTTTAATACATCAAATGTTGATATTGAACTAATTCCACTTAAAGAGAATTGTGTTGTTGCAACACCGATATTTACATCTAAAGTGTAATTTAAATCTGTAAATGTTATTGGTTGTTGTACTACACCATCTAATCCAATAATAGTCTTAGACAATTTGTTTGACATATTCAACTTATGAGCATTACCAGCACCGATACCAGTAAATGTTATTGCAATACCAGAAGTAATATCTTCTCTTGTCGGGAATAATTGGAATGTATTTTCATCTATCGTTTTGGCAAATACAGTTGTAGGTAAAATATCAGTGCTAACACCAGAATTATTAATTGTTGAACCAATTGATAATGCTGTTGCAGCAATTCCAATAAATGTTGATGTTGGTTCATATGTAATTTCTTCATTAGTATTGAAGAAATGATTAGGAATTGTAAATGTACCTGTAGACTTTTCAAGACCTACACCATCAGGATTGAATGTTTTACTATAGATCGGTGTTCCTTCAAAAGTTAAGTCAAACTTAGTTTTATTTGCTCTTCGACCCTCAAGTCCATCAAAGGTTGATAGTAAAACATCTTGCTCTACAGCACCATATCTTAGAGGAGTTGGTAAATTATCAAAATCAGTCGCTGTATATAAAATTTGATTATACGCTTGAACTTGAACTTCGTCAGTAAATTCAGCATCAGGAACAAAAAGTAATGATATATTATCACCATTTGTATCTGATATAAAAGTACCAACTCCAGAAGTTGAACCTAATGATACATATGGATATTGAACAACTAGAACATCTGCAGAATCTCTAACAGCAACAACTTGATGAATAGCTGAGGTTTGTCCAGTGGATACCCTGACTAATGATTTAACAGTGCTATCTAAATTTTTATCGATGGTTGCAAAAGAAATAGAACCACCTACACCAACATTAACAGTAGATTCAAATCTAGCACTTCTTTCAGCACCTATAGGTTGTCCTGTTGTTAAAAATCTATGTGTACCGATTCCAGCAGTTGTTGTTCCTAAACCGACTATGTTTGCTTTTGCGTCGAGTGTAGAAACTCTATCATTTTCAATTTGCAACTTAATAATATCATTTTCCATTCTAGTTGTTACAACACCAACAGAGTTTGTGGTAATAGCACCACCAGCATCAATATAAACTTGTGAGGTAGTTGTATCTACACCATCAAAATCAACAGTAATTTCATTATAATTAATTTCTTTGGTTACAGAATCTTGTACAAAAATAGTAGCGTACAATCCATTAAATTCGTCCTTGTTGAATTCAGCGATTGTTGTAGTATTGAATCCTGTAGTAGCAGATTCTATTCCTACATTTGCACTTATTAAGTCGATACTTCCAATAACAGTAGTTGTAACACCTAAAGAATCATTATCGTAGAAAGTTTTAACAATTTTAATATCATGATCTTTTGTAAATTGCTCAACTGGATTAAACAATAAATTTTTTGTTCCATCAAGTTTTATTTCTGTTTCAAAACTTCCTAATTTTGAATTTCCATCAATATTATCTAAACCTATTCCACTACTATCTGTTGACTTTTCTAATAAAAGTACATCATTTTCAGTCGTAAGAACAACTAATTCACTCAATTGTGCGTCAAAGGTGTCAGGATCAACTACTTGTATTAAATAATGAACAAACTTTCCGTTAATTTGATCAAGAATAGATGAATTTGCAGCAAAACCTACACTAGAAAACTCATTACTTATGTCATCGTGAATAAGAACTCTATTTGAAATACATTTATTAAAGTTAGTTAATTTCTTCGCTGATAATATTAGAGATTTTGTTTTATTTCCTAATCTATTAAAATCTAATACATTATCAAAATTATTAATAGCATCAACTCTATTATCATCACTAACTATATCGAGAATTGTAACATCAATCGCAGGTATGGTAGTACCAATTCCCACATTAGTTTTAGTTTCTATGAATGTATCTGCAAAGTTTTTTAAACCTGCAGGATGTATAATACTATTCAAACTATTTGAGAATTTTTCCCAAGTAATGGGACTCTTTACAGAATATGATAAGTTTTGATAATAATCATTATTGGGTGTAACTTGAGTATCGTCATTTAATTTACCGATATCATCATTCCATCCAATATTTTGACGACTTGAAAAATCAATTTTAAATTTACCTAAATTATTCTTCAATCCAATAATCTCTGCTGATACACCAGTTACATTCCCTATTATTCTATCACCCTTTTTGACACTAGTTAATCCATCTAATTTGATATAGTCATCTCTAATTTCTACTACTTTTAGATCTGATTTTTCACCATTTAAAGTAACAGCTTCATTTTGTTGGAATGTTCCTCTAGTAGTAATTGGAAGCAATTCTGGATAAATTTTTCTATTGATAATTGATGCATAACCAGATTGAAATGTTTTAGCAACGCCAGGATTTGTAGTAACACCTGCTACACTATATTTTAAAATAGTGGTAGTTCCTGGTGTATATGATTCAACTTTAAAGAACTGGAAATTATGATCAGCAGAGTTAAAACCATCTCCCGTAACTTCTCCTCCTGAATTTCCATCTTGTTCTGTGAGAGAACCAGCTTCTCCAACTCTTTGAATTCCCTCTACATAAATCTCATCACCAACTTTAAATGGTTGTGGATCAAGAAATCCATTAAATGGTGTATTAAGGAAACAAGTAACTAATCCACCAGAACTACTTTGCATTGAATTTATTCCTATGCCATTAGAATTATTAACTGCAAAAATCTTATGTTCTACAGAATCCAATCCATTTACTGGTGCGATAATATCAATATTGGATATAGTTTGACTAGGTACTTGTGGATCTAAAGAAACAGTATCTACTATCGTATTTGAAGTTGGATTGTAGATTACTAAATTTGGTGGAGTTGTATAATCTGAGCCACCATTTATTATTTCTACATCACTCAATTGATCTAAATTATCAATATTAAGAATTGAAGGAATGAAAACTTCTGGTTCTAGGGTCTTATCAGAGGAATATTCGTAACCAATATCTAATATTCTAATATTTTCTATTTTACCTATATTTTTTGAATCAGCTACTAAGTTTGCATTTATTCCTTTATCAGAGATTACTTCTTTGAAAATTGGTACTTTTTTATAATTAAATCCGTTAGATAAAATCTTAAGATTTTTTATGCTACCAGTAACATTTTTTGATTTTGTTGAATATTCAATTACATCACAGTTTGTCTCATCATAATTTAAAAATTCAGGTACTTCTGGTGAAAAATCAAATGTTTCATCAGTAACGTTGGAAATTTTGTAATCTCCATTATATAAACTATCAACAAAAATAATTTGAGAATAATTTTGTACATCAGTATCTGCTGTACTTATAAATCCACCTTTTGATAATCCATAATATAATATTGGTGGAGAAGATGTTGTAGGTTGTAAAGTTAAAGTTGCACCTTCTAAACCAATAGTGCCTTGAGTTTGAACATTAAATATAGTTGAATCAAGAGAACTTAAATACTCATTTTTACCATTTTGATAAAAAATCTTGAAATCAAAATCGGCAAGATTTGATGTGGATAAACCAAATGTAAGTTTTGAATTTTTATATACCTTAATTTGAGGATTTATTGGTGATATGACCTGATTATTTCCACCTGTATTTGCAGTAATATTGATTAAGTTAATTGGATTTGCAAATAAGTCATTATAAGTTTCAGATAATTGAAAATATCTACTGTTTACTTTATGAACAAAATAGGAACCATTTGGTATTCCTGAACCATCTCCAGTATAAAAAACTTTATCGCCTGTCTCAAATCCATGATTTGCAATGTCAATTCTATTTGTTTCTACATCTGCACTTACAAATTTTCTTGGATTTATAATTAATTTTTCAAACTCTGAGTTATAGTCAACCTGTACAGGTGTAGTAGTTCCTATTCCAACAGATAAGTTTGGAATAACATTAATTGAAACTATATCTCCATTCTGCAATTTGTGAGTCGTTGTATTCGCAGCAGCAACGTTTGTTGTTAAAGTGCTTATAACTTTATCAATATCGCCAGTTACTTGTTCAAATTGTGTTGTTAAACTATAAAGATGAGTATTGATTCCACTAACATTACTTGCGTTTGATTTAAAATAAAGTCCCTCACTAGTACCACCAACACCAACAGTTGACAAACCAATATAATTATTACTTTTTTTAATTACAAATAAATCTTGTGTATTTCCTGTAAATGGTATTGAAAAATTACCATTAATATCGTTTGGATCATCAGTATTTGCAACATTAATTTGTTTGTTAGAGACATCAGGAACAGTAAGTGTGACTTTTTGTCCTGTTACAAAAGGATGATCGGGAATATAAATTTGTCTGTTAGGAATTGATATTGATTTTATTGTTTCCCCAAAGAAATAATTTGTTGATATACCTACACCATCAGTTCCTAATCCTATTTGTTGAGGAGCATTAAAGAAAACAACGTCATTCAATTGAGAATTAAATTTAGTTGTTTTTACGGGTATTGATATAACTGTGTTTAAAATATCAACATTTGAACCAAATGAATGTGCTATTCCAGCATTTCTAAAGACACGAATAATTTTTTGTGAGGGAAATATATTGATTATTTTTGCAGTTTCGTCATCAGTGGTATTTCCAGAACCTAATCTTATTGTTCCACCAATTGAAACGTCGTTTGGTATTTTATTAACAAAAATATCTTCTATAGCAAGATTGCCCGTAGTTATAGATTTTGTTGGTGCTGTCAAAAATACACGAGATGTACTGATACCAATTTTATGGGAATTTGTCAATCCCAAAATTGAGGTGTTTAAACCAGAAACTAGAACATTATCTTCATTATTTAAATCGACAAATGGTAAAAATTTTCCTTTTACTTCATTATTACTAACCCAAGTAAATACAACATCTTCAAATGTGGTGAGATTTGTATTAATAGAAGATACTCCAAGACCAACTATATCGCTTACCTCTGCACTTAAACCTGTTCCATTTGTGCCTGTATTATCAAAAGATGTAAGATCTCCAACTTTATATCCAGTTCCTGGATTTAATATGACAATATTTTCTACTCCACCCTTAGATACCGATGTTACCTCCGTTGTTTGTCTTATGGTTTCATTAGATTCGATTATAAAATCATAATTAGCAAACTTTTCACCTACATTATATGGATAAGTATTTCTAGATAAATTTGAATTATTGAAGTCGAAGTCATGAGTTAATTTAAGATTATCTTGTATTAATGGTAATCTAAAAGTTTTTCCTACAACATAAGGATATGCTCCAACTAATTTACCATTAATGTCTACCTCTGCAGTTGCAAAGTAAGCGTACACACCGTTTGGAAACTCTGGTGTTTTACAAAATCTTCCATTGTGGATATCTAAATCTCCAGAACCGTCATAGACAAAATCATTAATGAAATATCCTTCCTTAAAACCAGATGGTCTATTTACAACATTACTAATATTTTTCTTATATGATGAACTTATTAATTTTAAAGGAGAATTAATGCTATTTGGATCACTATATCCAAATGGACCATATATTGGATTTCCATCATATGCCCAACCAATTATTGATGAATGATTTGTAGGTTTATCAAAATCACCATTACTTTTTATATCAAAAGTTTCTTTTTCCAAATTATTAAGTAGTTGTTGATCACATCCAATTACTCCATAACTTAAGAAATCATCTCTTGGAACAAGTATGGTGTCACCAGATCTACTTTGTTCATTTATTTGTAATTTTCTTATAATCGTATCAAAAGCACCATTTATACCAGTATTACTAACAGTTGCCTGTGTGGTTGCTTGATTGTACCCTATACCAGAATTAATTACAACAGTATCAATTAACTTACCATCATTAATTATAGGTCTTACAACAGCACCTGCACCCTGTTCAGTAGAAATAATTTCTATTTCAGGGTTTGAAAAATAATTTTCTCCTTGATCAACTACTATAACTTCTACTATTTTGCCATTTGCAATTATAGGTTTGAGTTCTGCATATCTTCCACTCTCAACTTTTGCAGCTGGTTTTGATAAATTATTTAATATAGGTGAACCATAGTTAGAACCACTTTCATATAGATAAGCACCAGTAAATGAACCTTTTACAAAAGGTGTTATAGTAAAATCACCAGTTATCGTGCCACCATAACCTACTTCTATATTGACTTTAATATCAGGGTATTTAAAAGTCTGATATCCTGTTCCAGTAGAATTTAAACCAACAACTTTACCTCTTTCAAAGTCTACAATTGATGTGCCACCTATACCAGCATCTGCTAGTTTGAATGAATTATCATCAACTTTCATTACATAATAAGATGTTGTTGTTGACAATCCCTGAATTGCTTTTGGCATTGTTGAACCAATACCAACCATAGGTGAATAATTAATCAATTCACCGTTATTGAATCCATGATTTACAAAATTTATAGTATCAAAAGAAGTTGATATTCCAGATGGTTTAACAATTAATTTACGATGTTGATATCCCTCTCCTGGTTCAATTACCTTTATATCAGTAATAGTATTTTTTGTTATCGTTCTAAAGAGATGAATACCACTTGCTGCTGTATCAGTTGATAATCCAACGGTGTTGATACCAGATAAAGCATCATTTTTGGTATTGTAAATTCTAACTGTTGTAGGATTCACAATTCTTACATAATATGGGTCTCCAGTTGCTAATGTTCCAGTAATTGTATTTGTTCCATCATAAGCAGCACCTATTCCAATTGATGGATTTCCATTATTTAAATAGTATACTAACTCTCCATTTTCTAAATTATGAACTTGTTGAAAAGTAATAGTTTCATCATTAATGTCAATTCCACCACCAAAAAATATATCTCTACTGTCAAATGATAATTCTCTATATCTATCCCCTGTTACTGCTTCTAAGACACATCCTGTTCCATTTCCACCAGTTAACGAAATATTCTTGACTGATTCAATATCAAAATCCTGTTGATCTATGAGAACCTTTTCAACTGAACCAGATAAAATAGGTTCTGCTAGTGCTTGTTCACCCGAACTACTTTCTATAATTATTTTTGGAGGGTTGATAATGTCATAATCCGATCCACCATTTATTAATTCTACACCAGTCAATCCACCGTAATTTATAAAATCCTCTGATACTGGGGATCTTAATTCTACTCCATCCTTTAAAATTCCAATATCACCAATGTTCTCATCATTATTTGATACATTAAATAAATTTTGAGTTAGAGGAAATTTTCTTAAAATTTTATTAGCACTTATTTTCTTATTATGTTGTTTCTGTAGAGTGAATACGTGTTGATCCTTAGTAGATGCTCCTAATCCAACTTGTACAGTGCTTGCTGTACCAATCTGTGCTCTAGACAAGTATAATGCCATTTTAGTGATATCTACACTAGGTCCTTCTATTATTGGATCAACATAATATAATTGACCATCACTTAGACCTGGAATAACGTCACTTGGATCACTATTTGCAGAATTAGGATCTTTAATTGAATTGTATATTACAGCATCACCCTGTATAAATTTGAGATCTCTACTTGAATCAAAATTAAATTTTAAATGATTGTATAAACCGTTTATAGGATCTTGAGCATCAAGTGCGAAATTAACACTTGTTTGTGCAATACCAGTAATTGTTTCTTTAATTACCTCATTTGTAATTGTATAGTCAGGTAATGAATTTGATGCAACATATCCATCAGTATTTCCATCAACATAAACATTTAAAACACTTGATATGATATTGTTATTTCCCTCTTTTATTTCTGTATTTAAACTGGATGCTTTATTAATTACTCTACGAATATCATATTGTTCACCTGAAACTGGAGTAAATCCTAAATTTGTTACGAATATTTGATTTAAATTAGAGTCTACATCAGACACTGTGAAAGAACCATCTACAACTTGTTCATTTCTTCGTAAAACTTCAAATAAATCACCCTTTTTAATAGATGATTTATCAACCTTAGTATCTAATTCAATTGTTCCACCAATTTCACTTGTCGTACCAATACCAACTTGGAATCTTGAACTTGTATTATAAATCCAACTATTTGCAAATATTTGCTTATCATTTGCAGAATCATTTAGTATTTTTTCACCAACATTCTTTACAAATATATTTTCCCCCTCTCTAACTAAAGATACGTTATCATCAGTCACTAGTTTGGATAGAACTCCAGTAATTCTTAAATCAACTTTTTTAGTTACGTCACCATTTTCATATCCAAATATAAAATCATCATTTCTAATATTATCTGCAGTATTAATTGGAGTTGTTATACCTGAACAACCAAAAAACTGGTTTATGGATTTTGATTCATAGTTGATTGTATTAGATCCACTCACTAAAACCCCTGTGTTGCCGAACCCTACAGTCGAATCAACAGATATAATAGTATCAGTTGTCGATACTCCTGATAAAACTTTTGTATTTGGATTTACAGTGAATATACCTTGTATTAAATCACGATCACTATATCCTACAAATAATGCAATACGATAGTAATTTTTACCATCTCTACTGAATATTTCAACCTCTGATACAGAGGCATTAGTGCCTAAATCATTATTTTTATATATTGTTTGTCCTACAAGATTTTGAGGTTCTGCATCTTCTGTAATTAAATCCGCAATTATTACCTCTCTTCTTATATACTCAGCATCCGATGGTTTTATTAAGTTATTTTCAAGATCTAAAACTTTAGATTCTACCCCATATAACACCTTGAACAAAACTCTAATTGATTCTTCAATACCTTTTGACTGATAAAATGAACGAGCAAATTTTACAAAGTTACCTACATCCAAATCCGTTGATAAAGTTGAATCTTCAAAACCAGGTAAAAATGTTTTTTTTAATTTTTTGTAAAATTCTTGTAAAAATAAAACAGATAAATTTTTAACCGAAGAACCATTAGTATGAGATGTTGCTGTAGTTTCTTCAAATTTCAAACTTTCATTATTGACATCCAACAATGAAGACGAAACTCCAACATTATATCCTGTTACTCCGCTGAAACCACGTAAACATCCAGTGAATGAAGTAGATGTTATTCCAGTATAAGATATAATTTCATCATCTATCTTTAATAAACCATACTCTGATGGAAATCCTTTGGTGCTTGGAACATTAATAGATGTGTCATCTGGTTCTATATCACTTGTGATTGATGTAACACCTACAACAACTTCTGGAACTAAATTATCAACTTTCAAATATTGATCAAAATTACTGATTAAATCAGTTGCACCACCTTGAAATTCTTGAGAAATATAATATTGTTTGAAAAATTCGACTGCATTAGGAAAATCAGCAGAGATAAACTCTGGTAATTGATTTTCAATAATGGTATTGACCTTTATTCTTTTGTCAATTTGTGACATAAATTATTTCCTCTCTAAAACTCCATTTGAGTAACTTGAGGTATAGTAATCTCTAGTAAATACAACACCTGATACATCTTCTCCTGATGCTATTACGTCCTTCACCATATTTATGTTACTATTAGAAATGTCTAAACTGACAAATAAATCTTTGAGACCTATAACATCATTTGATTCAGGGAATGCTTGTATTTCTATTATGTTGTTTTGAGAGACGGTTGAAGTGATATTAATAGTGTTTAATATTACCTCACCCTTTTTATAATCAACAGAACCTGCTTCCTTCATAAGAACTTTAACATTATTTTTTTGATCTTTAGAAACAACACTAATAGTTCCTTTCATAGTTCCATCAAGATTACCTGCAGCATCTTTACTTGGAATATCAGTAAAATATACTGTCTCTGAACTACCAGAAATCGTAAATCCAGTGCTTTTAATGTTATAACCAGCAGGATTAATATGAAACATATTTCCAAAACATAATTCATATTGAGCAAATTGATTAATTAAGGCATTTAAGTCTCTTCTAATAATTACTTTAGTAATATTTGAGGTAATACCATCATCAATACGATCAATTAGTTGATTTACTTTACTATACTTGAATCTTCCACCAAATTTATTCATCTCAACGTTATCTGCGTAAGATTGTAATGCACCCAAAACATCTGTTCTTAAATCAATTGATGATCCTATCTTTATAGGGTCATAATATACATTTGAGTCAATTTCAATGTAAAGTATTTTGAGGTCAATAATCTCAGAGTTGATACCTGCAATCGCATAACTTTTGAGTTTATTTTTAATCTGTGATTTATCAAAATCAGATATAAATGTACCATTTTTTGGTTTAATACTTATCTGTACTTTTCCAAATTGTGGTGGGTCTAACTCTTCTCCTCCAACGACTGCAACAGATTCTGTTTGGGGGTAAATTTGATTAATTATTGCCTCATAATCTCTTGATGTAACTGCTCTGTATTGTGCTGAGTAAAGTCTTGGAGCAAAATACTTAATAGACGACACATCTTCAACTTCTGCCCCATCAGAGGCGTTTGAAACAGTAGTTACTGATATACTATCTGTTGGTGTAAAGAATCCACCATCATCCTTTGAGAAAGTTCCTTGGAAACTAAAATTACTTGGACCATTTCCATCTTTTCCATCAGTTACAATATAAGTGGCAGTAATTATTGACCCATTTTCAAGTTTTTTACCGAAAAATCCATCTCCAAATAAAATTTCATATTTTTCATCTTGAACTTCTTGTGAAAGATAGATTTCTGAGTTTTTATTTAAATTTAAAATATTATCAACCTTCGCATACTTTCTTCCTATCGTTGTTTGGTTTGGATCTGCAACATATACGTTCAATGTTGATGCGTCTATGCCAGGACTATCAATTATAAATCTTTGATCCTGTGATGTATCAACTCTGTATACACGAGATAGAAAAGTTCCTTCATATATTGATATATTATCGCCAAATTGAGCAAATGAGTGAATAATAGGATTTCCGTTTGTATCTGTACCTACACTTCGACTTACAACTTTAGTTGATGTAACATTTTCAGGTATCGAAAAACGATAAGTTGTATTTTCAACATTTCCTATACAAACAAGACCTGATCTAAGTGTTAACTTCTTTGGTGTAGCGTTTGAAGTCAGTCCCATATCAACATCATCAAGTTTTATTGTTGCAATCGCTGATCTTCTTGAACGTGGAACGTATCCAATGTTTCGAGCAAGTGAAACTACGTTTTCACGAATTGTTGCAGAGTCTAAAAACGCTTCATTTGCAACTAAGTTTGCATTAAATGAGTTTATGTAAGTATTATATGCTAAAGTATCAATTAGAACAGAAAAGTTTGACCCTTCAAAGTCAAAATCCTTAAAATTAGAGTTTGAACGGAGAAAATCCTTAATCTGTGCTTTGATATTTTCAAAGTCTAAACTAGTGTACTGAGTAAAGGGCATATTATCTGGTTGGTTCTAATATAAAACTGAAAGATTGAGTTGGAACTTCTAATCCAACTATATCAAAAAGTACCTTAACCTCTAATTCATTTTGATCTGGTCTCCCTACCACCTCAACACCTAGATTACTAACTCTAGGTTCAAAATTATACACTGTTTCACGTATTTGGTCTTCAATTACAACAATAGTTGTCCTTGTATAGTTTTCAAATAGTGAAGCACGTATGTCTGTACCTATTAATGAGTTAAAAAACCTCTCAGTAGGTATTGTTTCAACTAAATTTCTCACTGATCTGACAATTGCACGTTCATTTAGTAGCACAGGAAGGTCTCCAGTCACTGGATGAGGTGAAAAAGACAGACTTATATCCTTAAATGCTCTTGATTTGCGTGTAATCGCCATTATTGATACTTTTAGATTTATTTATATCCCATCACGGAGTATATTCGTATCCATACTTCTGTAAATATTCCTCAAACAACTCATCAGGAACTTTTCCTTCCCAATATTCCTTTTCAGTATACTCTTTTTTAGTCTCTGATGATTCCATA